GCCATGCCGCGATGGACGGCGCTCTGCACCATCGCTGGGTTGGTTGCGCGCGCGTCAATGTTCACAACTTGGGTGCTGCCGCCCAGGGCATGATTGGGCACGATTGTCCCATGTGAATGCGGAATGAAGAGTTCGGGGCCTCTCTCGCCTACAATGGCTGCCGCGTTGCCGCGTACCGAGCCGCCCGCCGCAAAGAACCCTTGGAACATGCTCCCCAGCATTGATCCGACGCTTCCGGCAACACTGCCCCCGCCGCTTGAAGGAGGGCTGCCGCTCGCACCGCTGAAAATGCCATTTGTAAGGCTTGCGATCCCACCACTGATGGCTGAGGTCGAAGACGATCCAGACTGTCCACCGCCACCGAACAGATGGGAAAGCGGACTGAATAGCTTCTTGGCCCCACCGCCGATGTGATGGAGAACGGAAAGAAATCCACTCTTCGCCCCGGAGGCAGCCGCGCCAAGGGTATGGCCCATCGCATCTACAGAGCGCACATACAGAGGATTGCCCTTCGTCCCAGTTGGCTTTTTCCCTTTGCCGAGTCCAAGATGCTTGAGGAGTATGCCCTCTCCACCGCTCAAGGCTGCACTCTCGCCCATGCCGACGACAGAACGCCCGAATCCACGGAAAGCGCCGTGCTGCCCCTGTACTGACGCAACAATGGCCCCGTTCACGCCTTGCAGCGTGTTCAGAGCGAAGCTGCCGATCACCTGGCCAGCATTGGTTACCGCCTGCGCGAATTGGCGCAGTGCATCGACCGTTCCGCCGAATGCGGATGTGGCTTGGATGGCCGCGACATCCTTGGCGTGGGCCGACCCATAGGCTCCGTCAAGTTGCACTTGCGCTGTCTGGACATTTGTGATCTTGCGTTGGACGTCGAACTTTTCTGCTACCGTCTTCGGGCTGAGTGAGTTGAGATAGGCCAGCTCTGAGGCCAGCTTGGCCGACTCTTCACGGTACTCTTTCGTGTTGATTGCGGCCTGCGCCTTCGCAGCAGAGTTCGCGGACAGCGCTCCAGTGCTCGCCGCAATATCAATCGTTGTGCGGGCCTGTTCGCGGGCGCTTTTTGTCAGCGCTTCGGCATACTTGTATTGGGCATTCGCAAGCCGGTCAGAGGCCGCTAGGTTCTTTGCCTGTTCCTTAAAATATGCAGAGGCTTGGCTGCCGACCATCTTCGATCCAAGCTGGGCGGCGTCCTGCTGGTGCGTGTAGGTGTCGTTCTGGTAGGTGCGGTACTTCGCCACGCCTTCCACGATGTGCCGGTGTGTCTGCGCCTGCTGCTCCAGCATCCGGCGATGCGCTTCTGCGCCCCTGCGGGCCTTTTCCTGCGCATCCTTAGTCGCCTTGGACTCTGCGGCCTTCTTTGCCCTCGCAGCCTCTAGTTGCTGCTCGTCGGCGTTATGGCGCGCCTTTTGCTGCGCACTGGCCGTCTGCCCTTCAATGACGCTCTGGAACCCGGAGACAAGCTGGATATTGGCGGACTGGTCGCCGAAGAATCCCAGCGACATCCGATGGAGTTTCTGTTCGCGGTCGAGCCGGACGAGCGTGCTTTCTGACCATGCGTGGGCAGCGTTCTGCTTGTCTGCAAGCTGCTTTCCGATGGATGCCGCTCCCGCGGTATCGCCGTTGTGTAGCGCGTCCTGCTGGGCCGCTGCGAGGTCTGCAATCTGCTTGCTGAAATATGCGATGGAGCCGGAAACACCGTGCGTGGTCGCCAGATTGCTCGACGAAACGATGTTGGCCCAGTCGCCTACCTGATTCTTTTGCAGCAGCGCATTGATCTTGTCGTTGTCGCTGCCGAGCGACTTAGCCAACTCGTCAGCGGAGACGCGCGCCGCATCCAGGGCGGTTTGGAGATTGTTGGTCGGCTTCCCGGTGAGCTTCGCAATCTGCTCTTCCAGCCTGTCATTCGTGACCGCTAGCTTGTCGTTCGTTGTGTCAGCGGCCAGAATGAGCGCCTGAAATCCATGCTGGATCGACGCCGGTAGTTGATCCACCTTCTTTTTGAAATCGTAAAACTTGACGCCGAGGTCTACGACATCCTTGCCGAGGCGCACCAGAAGCGCGCCGAACGCCAAGCCGCCGATGATCGGGAAAGCCTTCTGCAGGGCGGCTCCAACGCCGGGAATGGTCGAGATGAAGCGCTCTGCGGCCCGGATCGAGCCATTCATCCCCCCCTCTACGAGCCGGATCGCGCCGGACGCGGCCTGCATTTGGCTCACGGTGCTGTGGCCTGTGTCCCGAACCTTTCCCTTGAACCTATCGAGCTGCCGCTGCGCCTGATCCAGTCCCTTGCTGTACTGGGCCGAGTCCATTGTCAGGACGACGGAAACCGTATTGCCGCTCACTGTGGCCATTTACTTTTTTCCTTTGGATGCGGCTACGATTGCTGCTTGCAGCGTGGTTTTCATCGTGTCGGCGACTTCTTGCCGACTCGCTTCAAAGGCCGTGGATACGAAGGGATGGCCCTGGACTTGTCCCACTTCTTTTCCGGGGCCACGGTGCAAACCGGTCTTCGCGCCGTTCTTCTTGACTGGCCGACTGTAGCCGCCGCGCACAATACGATGCCCGTCTTGGACGAACCGGGCAACGTGTTTCGTGTACTTTCCGAACCCAATCACGGCGAACGGCGCATTATCGTCGTTGGTGCGGCCCATCGTGATTTCCACGTCGGCCTTTAATGCTCCCGGCGGGAGCGCGGTGCTGGTGGACGAGCCGGTGTCGATACGTTCTGGTGTAGCTTCGACAATGGCAGCTTGCTCAATCTCTGCGCCAGCCCGTAACGCCTTGCGGATGGCCTTGTCCCGCGCGTCGGTCGCAAGGTGGTCGAACAGGTCTTTGAGGGACTCTCCGCCCACCAGCTTTACGTCGATCCCGCCATCGGCCATTTACTTTGCCTTCATCCCCCCGAAAGCTCGAAACGCATTGGCGATGGCCTGCCGCCGCTCTTCCGTCATCTCCGGGACTTCCCGTGCGACTGCTGCGGCCTTGATGTGCCACTGCGACGGCATCAGGTCTTTCGGCTGCACGGCCTTTTCGGGATGCGCCGCCGAGTAGTTGATGAGGCACGAGGTAAGCTGGGCCAGCATGAATTCGTCATGCTCGACAGCGTACTTGCGCCGTTCCATGAGCGCCCCTAGCTGCCGCGGGGTGAGCTGCCAGAAGTCCGACTCCGGCAGCTTCAAGTCCATCCGCGCGCACGACCAGAGGCGCATCCAGAGGGATTCTGGGGACGCTGTATCCTCTACTGCGTCCCCTGCGCGTTTGGGCTTGCGCCCGTGTCCGCTGGCTTCTGCGCCGCAACGTAGGCAGCCAACACGGCATCGAAGATTGCGCTCAGGTTGTCGAAGGTAATCATCGAGAGCGTCTCCGCGTAGGTGATTGCAGGATTCTCGCGCAGCAGGCCAGCGAAGAGAATTGCAGCCAGTCCAGAGGCGTCGATGTCGGCGAGATTCAGTGCGTGCAGCAAGTTGGCCTCTACGCCCTGCTTGCGCAATACACTCTCCGCTGTAGCGAGTGCGGCGAAGTCGTAGACCAAGTGGAATTCTTTGCCGGCCAGTGTAAGGGGCGTGGCTGCAAGCGTGGGATTGTCTTGGGCTTCTGGCATCTTTTCCTCGAATTGAGATGGGTGGACGAAAAGGGGAAGGCCGCCAGCATCGACGGCCCCGAAGTTTACGAGCCTTCGACGACGGTCTTCGCTCCGGTGATGTCCAGCGTGAAGTCGAAGAGGGCTTCCTTGTTGATGTCAACGTCGAAATCGCCAGCGCTGGCGACGATGGCGGAGAACGTGATCGTGTCGCCAGTCGTTGTCTGTCCCGGCGCAAGCGGCAGAACGACCTTGAAGTCGTAGGGAACTGCCGGTTGTGCGTTGAACGCAGCAACCACCGCCGTCTGGCCAGCGTCGGCAGAGACGCGCACCACGGACATGCTGACTTGGCCAGAATCCAGAATGGTTCCCAACTTCTGGGCTACGCCGCCGCTGTCGAAGTTGGTGACGTCGATGACACCACGTTTGGCACCCCCGAATTTGAGGGTCTGGACTTCGCCGATGGCGACGAATACATCCGTGCCGCCCGTCGGCCCACCGATGCTGACGACGCAGCCTGTTCCGGCGGCCTGGGCCTTGCTAGGGTTTACTGGCATGTGATTGCTCCTGGTGAGATGGGGTTAGTTGTGGAGAAAATAGAATTCTTGCGTCGCGCAGTAGGACAGCGAATCTTGCAGAAAATCATCCGTTCCGGTGATGACTAAGACCGTTTGCAGGTTCGTGCCATCGGAAAGCACTCCGCGATACCCCTGCAAAACACCGATCAGCGCATCGCGCAAGGTGATCGCCTGAATGTAGGTCGTCCCCCAGCATGTGAATTCGATCCGCGTGCGCTGTAGCCCTGCCGTGTCGAATGTTGGCGTGCTCTGCGAACCGATCGTCTTGTAGACCAATGTTGGCGGGATTGGCCCGTTCAGCGGCACTTCGGACTTCGGAATGGCCACAGGGAAGATGCGCTGGCCGACCAGAGACGTAATCGCCGTGGACGCCTGCAACAGCGAGGCGAGACCAATTTCAAACATTGGGGACTACTCCGCTGGGTTGATTTCGTAGGCCAAAAATTGGAGCCAGACATTCGCCTGATTCGGGTTCAGGATGCTCTGAATCTCATATGTGTGGACGATCCCCGTTGTTGCTTCGGTGTAGGTGATGCACTGGCCAACACTGAAGACCTGCGAGTACGTGAACCGGATCGTAATGATCTGTGTCGCCTTGGATACAAAGTCGCCGGTGTTGTAGATCAACTGGCCGTGCAAGATGTCGATGTTCGCCCAGCACGAATATGCAGTAGTCCACGTCTGGATGGGTTGGCCCGCCGCGTCCTGCGCTGTGCTCTGCGTCAGGATCGAAATCCTGCGATTGAGTGCACCCGTGCCGATCTTCGATGTGGGCTTCGCTGTCTTTTGGGCCATCTATTTGTACTCGAAGACTGTGAGGCGGTGAGGATTGAGTAGCGACTTAACTGCATCCGGCACAACGCCAGACGCATCGCGGTTGTTGTACCAGTAGTTGACGAGCATGAGGATTGCAAGGACCACGTCCTGCGGACAGGTGTTCAGGGTCACGCCGTCGCCATAGGAGCCAGCCACAAAAGTGATCGTCACGGAGCCGGGGTTGTACATCATCTCAACCGGCCAATATCCGGCATTTGCGGGAACAATGCAGCATGGTAGGCGCGACGTGTCCACGATGTACGTCGAAGGGTCGAGTGTGACTTCCGTCAGCGTATTGCTGTCGATGTAGGTGATCGACTCAACGGATTGCGTTTTCGCCTTCGGGAGGTCGATCCGAAGCTGATTCCAGATGCTCGACCAGTAGGGCCACTCGCTCAGGCGTGCAGCGTTCTGGGTCGCCATACGATCCCAGGCCATCGGGAAATTATCCAGCGTGCGCGTCCACGTCTGGTTGAAGATGGCGCGGCGCATGTAGCGCTCTGCGTATTCGCGCGCAGCGGTAATCAGCACGGGGAACAACGTGTCGTCGTCCGTGAAGTCCACGCGGCAGAAGCTCTTCGCCTGTGCCAGCGAGACTGGCTCAATGACTGGAGGCGTGACGAGCGTGAGAGCAAGATGGGCCATTTAGAATCGTTTCGCTTTCTCGCGCTTGCGCTTCGTTGGCCGTACAGCCGGAACGCTGTCGGCATGTAAGGGGACGGCTTTACCCTCTGCAATCCACTGCTGCGCCTTCGCGTCTGGCAGCGTGAGGCAGTCGCCTGGATGGAACGGATGGGGGCTATCGGCAACCCCAAAACTCTTGACGATGCGAATGTCCATGTTTCACCGTGGGGGGACGATCCCGGCGACTTGCGCCGCCGGGATCGTCGGCCCGATTACGCCTTAGGCAACCGGCGTGGTCAACGACAGGATGGGATGCGTCCCAGCGTCGGTGATAGCACCGCCGATGCGGCTGTATGCCACAAAGACGGTCTCCAATTTCTGCAACAGGACGTCGTCACTGCGGCGGATGGAGATGGGGCCATCCGTGCGCAGCACGTAGCCCTCGCTGAAATCGCCGTACAGGATGCCGGTCGCGGTCGCAGTGGTGGACGTGTTCACGGCGTTCGGGAGTGCCTGGTTGAGCACAATCGGACGGCCAAGGATGTGATCCAGCACATTCGTGTTCGGGTTGGGAGTCCAGAACGGACGACCGTACTGGTCTTTCTGGCCGACCAGGTAAGCACGGGTGCTGGAGTTCAGTACCCAGCTCGCACCCTGCTCGTAGGCCGGATCGAGGATGCCCTGCATCGCCACGAAGTCGTCAAAGACAGGCCCGACTTGTCCGGTGCTCAGGTTTGCGCCAGTGGACGCGGAAGTGCCCGACGCCGTAGCGCCCGCGTATGCACCCGTCATCAGAGAGGCGACGTTCGAGCCGTTGCCGTTCGTGATGAGCTTCTCCAGACCACGGTAGTACCGGATGCCGAACTGCTTCCGAATCCACGCATTCAGATCGAAGGCGGAATCCTCAAGCTCTTGGTACGACATGGTGACCATCGTGGCGATGGTGTCGGTGGAGAGCACAAACCCATTGAACGTCGGGTCTGCTTCGCCAATTAGGGTGGCCTCACCCGTCATGGTCACCAGCACGTTGCCGGTGTCGTTCACCGTGGAGATTTTCATGGGTGCGCCGTTGTTGTTGGTCACTTTCTTGCCAACAATCGAGACGGTGTTGCCGACCAGCTTCCGCGCTTCGATCATCGTGTTGTCGAAGAGCTGGGGAATCACGAAGCCGCCGTTTGTATTGCCGGACGCGCCCGTGGTCGTGATGTCGCGCCGCTCAGCCAGCAGCGTGCGCTCTTCGCTTGTCAGGCTGTCTTTGCCGTAGCGGATGTACTTCTCGAACGCACGGCTGATGGCCGCGTCCTGCTGCTTGTCGGCACCCTCGGCACCCTCGGCACCGGGATTCGGGCGCGGGGGCCGCTCGGTCTTGCGCAGCTCAGCGTCAATCTTGTCCAAGCGCTGTTGGGTGGTGATGTCCTCTTCGAGCGCATCCACATCGGCCATGATGGCCTTGACCTTGGCGCGCGTTTCGGCGGTGACCTTCTCCGCAGACATCAACGTCTGCGCCTCAGTGAACAGGCGATTGCGCTGTTCCTGCATCTCAAGCAATTTTGCCATGATGATTTTCCTTGATTGGGTTGGTTTTGGGTGCAGGACAGCACTACGCAGCGTGCGTAGGCTTCGTTGCTTCCCGACGGGCAGGCGCAATTGAATGCACCAGCGGGTGCTAGCTGCCCATCCGGGAGTTACTGAACTTTTGCGCGATGCTTGGCGAGACGGAGACGCAATTCCATCGTTTCTTTCCACTCGCGGGTGTCGTCTGGCGACACGTCGATGCCGTGTTGCTTGCACAGTGCGACCAGGCGCGTCCACGCATCCTGCTTCACGTCTGCGGGCACGTCTTCGATCTGGTCGAATCGTGCGAGAGCATCGCGCAGGTGTGATACGGTCTTTTCTTCCGTAGAAAACTTCCACGGAAGGTTCCACGTCTCAGGATCGTCGGGTTTGAGTACGACCAGGAAGTCGTCCGCGTGCAGAATCTCGCCGTCAACCGTCTTGTGTGGCTCGGTTCCGATGCCGCGCTCAATCAGGCCATCTGGAAAACGCGAGCGTAGCTGCATGGTCGTCGATTCGTAGGCCGGGAATGTAACTCCAACGGATACCTCGAACAGTTCCACGTCCTTAACGGTGCGGATGTTCTCGGCTCCGTTCCACTCATCCGCGTTGCAAAAGAAACCAAAGCTGCATCCTGTGACGTCGCCGCGCGCCACACTCACTTTCAGGTCGCGGGCCGCCTGCGTGTCCGGCAACTCAATGCTGTATGCCAGGCCCGTCGCGTCTTCCTTGAGCGTCATCGTTCCGGCGCTGGTGCGCCCGACGACTGTATCCGTGTTGTGATTGATGAGGCCGCGAATGTCTTTGCCCATTGAACTCGCAAAGCATCCGGGCGCGAGAATCTCGCGGAATCCGCCCAAGTCTTCGGACACGGAGTTGAAAACAGCGATGTAGCCGGAGAGGGTGTTGCCTGTAACCTTCGTGGTGGAACCGCTGCTGGCCGTGCGGTACTCGCGTTTCTTCGTCATTACTTGACCTCGGATACTTGGGCTTCCGCTACGGCGGCTGCCGCATCGCGGTTCACGTTGATGTGGATTGAGCGAAC